TCTTATATTATCTACTCTTTCTTGCCAAGTCATAGCTTATATTTTTACCTTGTTGCTTTTAAAACTTTATTGAATTGAAATGTTGCATTGGCGTTATAAAAACCTTCAATCTGTTTTGAGGTTTTAATTGCAGCTTCTTTTGTGAAATGAGTTGCTTTTGCTTTGGCCGTATGCTGTTTTCTATGTCGCATTAAGAAATCTAATTTTATCTTTGGAGAACCGCCATCTGCTCCTCTTTCAAAACTTTTAACCTGAACCAGAAAGCGTCCTTTAGAAGTGTTTATGAAAACAGCTTTGTTTTCTTTTGAACTTGCATACATCCTAGCAACGTTGGATTTTGATTTAGTCTTAAGAACTTTAGATTTATTGAATCTGGCATTACGCTTAACCAATCCTTTTGCTCCTCTGGATTTCCCAATATACATACCTCCTTCGCTGTCTGTTCCTCCAACCTCATTCTTTTCCATACCTTCCAAAGCTTTCTTGGCTTTAATTTCATTTGAAGGAGAAAAACCGACCTCAGAATACATTCCTGAAACATTAAAACCGGATGCTCTTTTAACGCCTGTGTATCTCTTAAAGAATGAAGGATTTTTAAATTTACCTTTTTTTGTTCAAAGGCCGCATCATTCAATGTGCTCCTAACGGCAGAAGGAAAGGCTGATTTATTCAACCTTTCCAACTTTGATGTTAGTATTATATTAGCATTGGTGTTAACGTCAAGCCTCATGATATTTTATTTTATAAATTCCAAATTTTAGCTACTTCTCCGGAACCAAAATAAACATTTCCATTGAAGCCAAATAAATTTCCATTTATACTTCCATAATTTCCCAATACAACTTTAGTTCCGGAACCCAAATCATAAGAAGTCAATACTCCTGTAATCAAAGTGTAAAGCTTTTCTAGTTTCACAGCAGAGTTTGAAGTCTTCACAAAAGATGCATCCAAATTCACTGAAGAGACAAATGTCATTTGAGCTGTTCCTGGATTATACGATAATTTTGTAACTGCATAATCATTTGCAGAAGTATTCATTGAATTGGTAATGTAAAAAGCACCTTGTTTTGCGTACACATATGGCGTGAAATTGCTTGAATTTCCAAAAACAGTACCAACTAAGGAAACTGCAAAAGACTCGCTTAAATCGATTAATTCAAATTGTCTGAAGAAAAATGTATTTGTAGATGGAATTAAACAAAAACAAATTACGAATCCATTTGAAATAAACATATCGTTTACCAATACTGTTCCGTTGGAAACTTCCACTCTGATTATTGATTGTAAGTCATTAATACTTGGAGTATCGCTCACCAAATTTCCGTCTGATTGATAATACATTTTGTTACTGTCATTGAATGCAATAGGCAATCCCATTGGAGTGAAAACATTTTCGGATGCTGTCTCTAAAAAAGAAAGCGAATACGCTCTTACTCCTGATTGATCTATAATGACCAATAACTCATCAGACGCTTTGAATCCGGCACTTGAAAATGGATATGAAGTTACTCCTGAACCTTTGAATGTATAAGAAGCTCCATTTACATAAGCTTCAGAAGCTCTTGCAATAAAAAAATATTTATCTGGCAACAATTCTATTTTTAATGGAATACTCCATACCGATCCGGCTAGTGTCAAGACATATTCAGAGCCATTAATAAGGTTTGGCAATATTTGTAAGGCTTCTAAAATCTGATACTGAGTTATGTCATTATCTTGCGTTCCTGTTGGAACAATCCCAACTGTCTGTAACAACTTATAAATGTTGGTCAAAACATCTCCATAAATTTCCTCTACAACTGGTGTACCATCATTAGTATCTGTGTCGTTTAGAATTGTACTGAATGGAAATTTTGCATCTGAATTTTGAGGTACTGCTAAATTTTTTATTGTTCTCATATATTTTTTTTATAATAATGAGCTAACATCCATGTGTACTTTCAAACTATTGGTTATTACATTTAATCCTCGAATAGACACATTAAAAGTAGTAGTTGTAACTGGCTGAAAAACTATGCCGCCAATTTCGTTATCATTTCCTAAGGTTCCTTCACTTTCAATGAAGCATTCAACCCTGTAGTTTAAATTATCCATTGCAACAGGCATAGTAACCAATACGAAAGACTCATCATCTACCCCACCAGTTCCTGTAGAAACAGCAGATGTATATCCTGAAACTGGCAAAGATCCAGAAGCTCCTACATCCAATCCACTAAACCAACCTCTGTTCCTTACTCCTGATAATCCTGCCAATTGTAAAAACTGTGCAGCAGACATCAATCCATTATTAGAAGCAGAAGCTAAATATGTTGCTGAATCTATTCCTGTAACCCTTTTAGCAAAAGCGACTTTATTAACCAATGGAGTGGTTGCAACAGTATCAACAGCTCCGGCATCCTCTTGTGCCTGAGATGCTTTTTTTAGGTAACTAAAATCAGCAACCATTGCATTTAAACTTTCCCAATCTGCAATTCTAACAATAGAAACTCCTGCAACAGTTTTTATCAATCTAACATATTCATTTGCTTTAAAACTTCCTGAATATAAAACAGCAAAAGTAGTTGCTCCAATTCCTTTTATAGCCGTTTCAGTTGTTTTGTCGGCAGATGCTCTACAGATTAAAAATTCGTTTGTTTTCATATTTGATAATTTAATATCAATATTTAAAACTCCTGCACTCGTGGTTAATGCGTATATAAAATCATTTTTAGATGCTAAAGCTGATAACGCCTGAATTATTTGATACCCGTTAGTTTCATTGTCTGGCAATCCACTTGGCACGATACCGTATTCTCGCATCAACCTTGAAATATTTGAATGCAAATCTCCGTAAACATTTCTATCTACGGGAGTTCCATTTCCGGTTCCGGTATTATCTTTAACACGTCCATCAGGATAATTTGATGGATCGCTATTGTCTACGTTTATATTACTTTTTAATGGTATCATATTTTTTTTATTTTAAACAAAATTAAACATAATTGATGAAAGTAAAAGCTACAAGGTGTGCAGGCTTCAATTTTAATACAAGTTCTCTAAATTCCTCCTGTCTTTTTATTGGAATTTCGGCCATTTCTCCCAAAACAGAGCCACCAATAAAAAACGTTGCCCATAATCTTTCATCTGAAACAGAATATGGCTCATTTGGCTTGTATGAATTTGCAATAACTTCAGATGTTCCTCCTCCATGTTGCATTCCGATTCCATGTTGTGAACCTCCTCCGTGTTGAACAACTCCTGATCCTCCTGCAATAATATCTTCTGGTTTTTTATAGACTTTAACACCTCCTTCGATGAATCCATTCTCAAAAACATAGACATCGAATCCGGCTGTTTGTAATTGGTATTCAATATAATTTCTATGCTGTCTGGCCGGAACGTTTCGCCCTCTTCCCATCCTTCTTAAAATAGCCGCTCTTCTGTCTGCAACAGGCAATGTCGTATCTGTAATAATTCCAAATCGATATTCCCATAAAGCACAATCATCAGCATTGAAATTATTATTGTCTGGAAAAGTAGAATCAATAGTGGATTTACAATCATTTATAAATCTGATAAAACTTACATTGAATCCAAGATGAAGCCTATCCATTACACTTCCTTTTATCATATTGAAAGCTCTTCCGGTTGGATATAATTGAGAGGCCAAATCAGACATTATAGAGGCTAAGTTTCCTATTCCAGAAGTAGGAAACCTGTGCGGAGTTTTAAAGCCATGAGGCGTTTTATTCCCGTGTACTGTACTTTTCTCTGTTACTTCATACATATTAAATGAAATTTAAGTCTCTTAAATAAGGAATATTCCCCAATGTAAATTCATATGATGTAACTGCATTTCCATCAACATACAAGTCCAATGTGTTGAAAAAGTTTCCGTTTGTCAAAGCATCAGTCACAACAGACTGAACTTTTCCTGAATACAAAACATCATTTTTATTTCGTCTCAAATCAGCTCCGGCAATAAACGGCCTAACATCGTAAAGAAAATCAACCACGCTGCTTTCAATTGTTTCTTGTACAGGAGTAGAATTATCATTTAATCCTGTGATTGTAATGTCAACCGGAACCAAAACAATTGAAACAACATTTGGATCAGCCTGCATTGGTCTTCGGCCTCTTTCATAAGTTGGCTTTGTAACATCAGGGTCCATTTCGATAACCTCTTCAACATCCGATAAAATTGATGGCGTTGGAGTTCCTTTTCCATCAGTGCTATCAGCCAATGTAGCTTCAACAT